TGGAAATATGTTATATGGTAGTACATCACTAACAATTACAGGGTTGCCATGCATCCCAGCTTCAAGTAACTTTATTTCGCTTTTGCATTCGGTAAATGAGTTAGATTGCAATGGGATTAAGCTAACATCAGTTTCATTATAAGCCTTTCCGTAATCATGAACAGGTAAACTATATACTCTTTGGTATTTGTCGGTTAAAGTTCCACCACTCATTACCTTTTCATAATAGTTATAATCTGCATTGTCATTATATCCACCTAAAACAAATTGAGCGTTTATATCATGCCTTAATACCTTTCTAATTGGCATTTCTAAAATTGAAATATCTTCTTTGTGAAAAATTCCGGCAATGTAGCCAAATCTTATTTTATCACTTTTAGTTTTGTTTGGTTTCCATTGCTCATCTTCGTGATCTAAACAGTTAGGAATTACCTCAACATTCTTATTGTACTTTTTAATCTTTGATGCTAAATGTTTAGTTGTGGTTATTACTAAATCTACATTTTTAAGTATTTCAACTGTTTGAGCTGGGATGTTGTGAATTTCATAAAGCCTACTTAAATAATGGCTTTTAGGCAATGTCCAAATATCGTCAATGTCAAATATCACTTTAATTCCAAGTGAATGATATTTTTTAATTATTTCAAGTGATTTTCCGTTTGTATCTATTTCTCTTTGATAAACAACTGCTGAATACTGTTTAAGCTGTTCATCAGTCGCTGCATCTAAGTCTGGAAATACATCACATTGAAAGTCTATCATGTCAGAGACTTTTGAGAATGGAACTATTAAGCGGTGAAAGGATAACCCATTAAGGTTATTCATATTCGCCTTTATCAGAATTTTTTTCATTGTGCTGTCGTTTGAGTTTGTCTTTGATTAATTTAATATCGTTTGCTACTGTTCTGTAAGGTATCTTTGTTTTATTGCTTAATTTCTTTGCATCGCCATGTAAAATATACAATCTTAGTAAATTGACTTCGTAAAATTCTGTTTCATTTTGTGGTGAACTCTCGAGAAAGTTAATCAATACTGAATAATCAATATTTTCTTTTTCTTCTATAATCTCGTTTAAATTGTCTACAAACTTAACATGGTCTACAAAATACTTTTTTCTAAATTTATTTGAATGCCAGGTTCTCCAAACTACTGCTGAAAAAAAGTGTTTAAGGTTTCTAATTTCGGTTAAGTCAAATTTCTTTTCAATAATAATTAAAACAGCTTCAAAATGAAGGTCGTCTTGTAGTTCGTGATTGTGGCATACATTCCGAGTAATTTGTTTGTAGATTTTGTTATTTACTAGCTCACTAATCACTTAGACAAAATTAAACAAACTAATAAGAAAACAGCAATTAAAATAAATTGAATATCAGTTTTTTTTATTTTCATTTGCTAATGCCTTTAAATATTTCATGTATTGATTCCAGTCGAAAGTTCCTCTAATTGAGTTTACATCTAATTTTTTTACCCACCATTCTATTTTAGAAATTAGTGATAGATTTGTTTGATTGTTTGTTTTCATGTTTATTTGTTTTTATTTATTAATCAGTACAATAACCAGCTTGGCATCCACTACCTGTTCCAAATATAAAATCACTTTGAATTCCTATTGATTTTATTTGTTCATAGGTAATTTCTTTTTTAAATGTTCTTTTTATTTTATTTTCTTGATTAGCAAACCATTGCATTTTTTCAGGTTCATCATTCCAATTTTTTCTTAATTGTTGGACTGGTTTCCAAAAACAGCCTACACAATTTGAATCTTCAGGAAACAATAAATTAGTATTTTTAGCCCATTGATTTACATGGTAATGATTTATTTTATTTTCAATTAAAGGAAAGTAACCTTCTCTCCATTCAATTTCTTCCCATTTATTTTTTATTCCTCTTTTACCTACTATTCCTTTAAATTTAGTTGTTAATCTTTCAGCTCTTTCTTTTTCATCATATCTAAAACCTATTCCCATTTTAACTTTTTCACATATATTTTTAAACCACCAGTCAAATATTGGGCGCATTTTCATTTCAGTTGTGCAAAATCTCCATTGTTGATTAGGTAACCTTTTACCATTCACTTTTTCAAATGTTTGCCCACTTACCCAAATTATATCTTTTCCAATTAATTGTTCGAGGTCTCTCATAACATAAAGAGTTTTATCACTTTCTGCTGTTGCTATAAATTCCATTCCTATTTTATCAGAAACATATTTAATTAAACTTTTATCTTTTGGTTTACAATTAACATCTTCTATTCTAACAAGTGAAAATATATTATAATCAGCTGGATAATGGAATGCCATGTAACTTGAAGTTTTGCCACCACTTAATGAATTTATTATTTTCATATTCTTTTTAAATTATCAAATGTTTTACCTTGTTGCTTTAGTTTTAAAGTTAAAAAGATTAAAGCCTGTGTTTTAAGGTAATTATCAAATGTTTTATTTTGATTATCTATTACTGAAGTAATTATTTTTTGATAACCTTTTGAATCAGCATCTTTTAATCCTGACTTTTTAATATAATTATTGTATTTGATTTTAGCTTTTTTCTTAATTATTTCTTTGCTTTCTTCGGTAAATGATATTTGATAATTAGCATATAGGAACTCATAAATAGAAGGTAAGTGCATTACATTGTCTTCATGGTTTAAAATTGTATGGAATCGCTCCGAGTTTTTTTCTTCACATACTTTAAAAAAGTAATTAGCTATCTGTAAATTTTGCTCAAAAAACTTAGTGATTGGCTTTTCAGTTGTAGGTGTTTGGTATTTAAACCATTCTTTAATAGCTTGTTCTCTTTTTGAATAGCTCATGTAACTTTTAATAAACTTAGTGAATGTTACAGTACCAAACCCTACAAATTCACCAAATTCACCACTTATTCCCATTTTAAACGCTTTTTTTAGCTCGGATAGTGTTGCACCCTTATAATTTTCTAAAACGTACTCATAAACAAAACCAGCTACGTTTTTAATAGTTTGATTATCTAAGTTGTATTTTTTGTTTTCACCGCTTAATTCAATTGTCTTAATTACGATTGCATAAAGTTGAGTTAATACTTCCTGTTTGTCTTTATGAATTATTTTAACTTCATTTTTTACTTCAATGAATGTTTTTAAATAATCATTTAGTTTCTGCATGGCTTCAACTTCTAAAGCTGAAAATCCATTTGTTGTTGTTATTTGATTCATAGTTGGTTTGTATAATCGTCCCAGTTAATGTTTTCAATTGCTTTCATTGCTGTTGCTATTCTTACTTCGCTTGTATTATTGTCTTTAATAAAATCAACCTTTGCTTTTCTAAAAGCATCTTTAACCCACTTGCAAATAGCATGATAATCTGATTTGTATCTAACACCACTACTCATTTTATAATTATTTAAACAATCAATCATCCAATCAACCTCATGCTGAGCATATTCAGATAATAATTTATTATATTCAATATCTGAAAGAGTAATTGAATCTAAATATTTATTTTTAAGAGCAGGTAAATTCTTATTATTTTTATTATCATTATTATTATCATTATCATTATTATTTTTATTCTTATTATCATTATCGGGTTTTTTGGGTTTGTTTGGGTTATTTTTTTTAGGTCTACCTCCTAACATACCATTATTTTTATTCCTATCACATACTTTATTATATGCCTGTAAGTCTCTTTCAAATTGACTTTTAAATGGATAAAAAGCCAAATTAACCAATTGGGTTATTTGGGTTTCAATGGGTTTGTTTGGGTTATAATAATTATAAATAAGTTTAAATAATTGACCAGCTTGTTCATCAGTTAATTCATTTAAAATACCTAAACTATCAATATGTAATATAAATGATTTTCTCACAATTTTATAAATTAAAAAACCCCTAAATGTTCAGTTGGTTTACGAAACCATGCAGCAATCACTCTGCACCTGAACACTTAGAGGCTAAATGTTTTAATGTGATTGTATTTCTTGAAATCGGTCGTTACTCCGATAGTGCAAATATACTAAATTAATTTTAATTGTGCAACATGATTGTTAATTCTTTTTATTGCCTTATTAAAGTATTCTTTATCTAATTCACAGGCGGTTAAATCAAAACCATAATCGTGACAAGCTATTGCTATTGAGCCTGAGCCTAGATGGGTGTCAAGTATCTTGTCGCCTTCTTTCGCGTATTTGTCAAGAATCCATTTGTAAAGTGCTACGGGTTTTTGAGTGGGGTGTATTCTCGTTTCTTTGTTTTTCATATCATGTTGTATCATTCCGTGCCACGCTATATCAATAAAGTCTAATTTATTTAACCAACTAACCCAAGCCAATTCTCCAGTACTATAAGTGGGCATTGTTACATTCTTATGCCAATAAATCATTCCACCAACTAACCCAAAATAATTTGCACCCCAAACAATCTGCTTTTTACTAATTCTCATCAACTCATCAAAATACTCATCTGTTGGGATATTTGCATCCCATAATTGAGAGCCATACTTTTTTGATTTAGTTGCTGATTTTTTACTTTGCACTTTGTTTTGTGAGTTTTTCACATCGGCATCAATCCCATAAGGCGGGTCAACTATTGCCAAATCAAAATAGTTATCAGGATATCGAGCCATTAAAACCATGTTATCTTCATTAGTAATTTCTATTTTATCAGTTAATTTCATGATTTCAAACCTTTGTAAAATTCTTCACGCATATTTGAGTTCATAGTATGATAAATATCGCCTATTTTATCTAAGTACTCAACGTCTGTTATGTTTCTTTTTTCAAGTTCTTCAACTATTTTAAAGCCTTGTTTTTGCCATAGATTAAAATCAGCTTTCATCTTATGTTTAAATTTACCAGTTAATTGTGTTGATTGCTCAACTGTTGATTTAAATAAACCAATTAGAAGATGTGATTCAAATTCTACTTTTGCCTGTTCAGTTGTTAGTGCTTTTTCCATAATTATAATTTTTCTATTTTGTAACCTTTAAAATCTTCAATCTCGTTTTCAGGATCAAGTTTAAACCCATCCTGAACAAAGATTTTTTTAATAATTTTTATTTCTTCTATTTTACCATAACACCATGTGCCACCTTCGGATTCCATGTTATCTTCTAACCATATTCTTATTTTGTCTCCATCTTTATAATTTTCCATGTTCTTTGATTTTTAATTTGTAAATTTTAATTAGTTCTTTTATTTCATCTAATGTTAATTTAAGCGCATCCCCTCTTTTATTCATTAGTCTATTGTAAGCATCTTGACCTATTCTTAAAGGTAATCTTAACCCGTATTCAATTTGATTGCCATGCTGATGTTGATTGCAGTAAACACATTGCCCATGTACGTTATCTTCATTAAACCTTAAGTTTGGGTAACTGCCAACACTAAGAAAATGTCCAGCATCAAATTTACTTGTTAATGGTCTTTCACATGAAATACATGGTTTATCTGCATCTCTTAATCGAATATACTTATTAAAGACTATTTGAAGTAAACTAAGCCATTCTGTGCGAGTACGGGTGTTTTCAATCATTACTTTTTTCTTTTCCTTCCATACCTTAGTTTCTGCTAATTTAGCTGCACATTTAGCACCACAAACTACTTGAGTGGTTTTAAAAGGAGTGAAGTTTCCACCACACTCCTTGCACTTTTTATTTTTAACCTTTCTTTCCATTAAAAGATTCAAAATATTGATTAAATAGTTCCCTTGCTAACTTAACTTTTTCAGTCATTTTTTCGATTACCTCTTCATTAGCATTTACTCTATAAATAAACAATCCTAAGTCAGAAATAATGCGAGGATCAAAAGAAACAAAATCACACCACTTTCTGCCTGATAATAACATATAGCACTGCATTTGGTAATAGTATTCAGGCTGTTCACTTAAAAATGTTTCATCGTTTGTAATAAAGCAATGTTTTAAATGATTTGCGCCATTAAAAGGACACTTTATTTCAATTAAGCCATCTTCGCCTACTAAGCCATCTGGGCTTCCTGTTAAGCCTTGTATTTCATTTGAGTAAAGCATTAAGCTATCTTTAACTTCATTGCTAGTTACCGATGTGTAAAACTTTTTAGCGATAGGTTCGTTATCGTTTCCCCATTCAGTTGCAAAGTTATTAATGCCTTGCTTAACCTCACCACTTAACTTTTCCCATACCTTTTCGAGAATATAAGTTTCTGCTGTTTTAGATAGGCTATCTTTTTTACTACGAGGTTCACTCATTAACTTCCAAATTTCACTTCCTGTGAAATTACCTTGTCGGTTTATAAACCATTCAGGGCTGTATATTTCTATTGTGCTTTCCATAATTAATTAAATTTCATTTGTTTTTTTTCATTAATATAATCTTCTAACTTAAATTTTAATGGAGTTATTAAATATCTTTTTGAAATTGCTCTTAAAAATTTCATTTGATTATCAGTCATATTTTCATAATCAAAAGGGATGTTTATCAATTCAAAAACAAAATTTTTCACATCCCAATCTGATTTTATTGCTTTGTGTTTAATACCAAAGCCAACAACATCTGAATGAAATTTTTTAATTGAATAATTGCATTTTTCAGACATATCTTCAAAATATATCATTTTAAGAAATACATCATAAATTTGGTCTTCATTAACTACCGACCAATTAACAATTGTGCTTTCCATTAGATTGATTTTATTAGTTTAGTTTCTACTTCTTGACTAACCTCATATTTTGCCTTTATAGCATCTATTGAGCCACCTTTCATTAAATACTCAACAGCATCTCCAAACTTATCTGTATCTGCTCTTAAGATAGGCTTTTTAGGTGTTTCTTTTTTATTATTATTGTCTGCATCGCTTTCTTTTTTATTATCATGGTCTGCATCGGTTTCTGTTTCATCAATTAAGAATAAACCATTTAAAGCGTATTTACGTGCATAACTTGAAGCTGTTCCTGTTGCCTGTTCTGAACTCATTCCTTTGTGTTCTGAAAGTTCTGCATATCCGAAAGCAAATTCTTTAAAATCCCCTATTTTTATTCTTGCAATTGCTTTTACAAATATTTTATTACCTATTTTAACTAATTTGTCGCTTAATTTAAAAACAGCTTTATATTTAAAAAGAATAGGTTTTAAGGCTTCAAGTATATCCTCAGCACTTCTGTATCTATAATTACCAAATTTGTTTAAATTTCCTTTTGGTACTTTTAATTCATTTTGAATTGCAATAAACTTTTCAATGTTTGTTAATTCTTTTTCTGTTTTTTGTTCCTGTGTTTTCATAATAGATTGATTTAATTCTTTTTATTTTTACTTTTTTGTAGTGAATAGACTAAAATGGTAGCCCATCATCTTCTATTTTAGGTGTGTACTTTGTTTCGTTTGAGTAAGTCTTTGTCTCATTCTCTTTTTTAAATGGTTCTTGGAATGATGCGCTGAAATACTTAGTTCCTTTTTGGCTTTCTTTAAACCATAAACTGATTTCCATTTCTTTACCATTTACATTTACTTTGCCTTTGTAGTCTGGTGCTTTTTCAGATGTTTTTTTGTCATTCTTGAAGATTGCGCCTGAGTTGTTTTTAGTTTCCATTTTTCTTTTGTTTTTTATTGGTTATTGTAAATTCTTTGAAGCGTGTATTAGATTTAGAGTTGATGCGCCATTCCTCATTAATAGTGTAACCTTTCTTTCTAATTTTAGCTAATACTTTGTGAAGGTTAAGTGTGCCACAGGCACATTCTTTTTTAGTTATCTGATAGGCATTTGAGCCTGTAATAACCTGCCCACCTAATAAGGCATCGAGGATTGCTTGT